TATAAATCCAGTTGGCATTGCCAGTTCCGCTATTGTACGAAACTGTCTTATTACCGCTGGTGCTTACTTGCAATACTTTCACAGGGAAAGCTGCTTGAGTGCCGGGGTTGTTTACTGTGACCCAGTTGTTGGTGTAGTCAAAATAAACAGTAGTGCTAATCAACTCGCCATTGATTGACAATGAAGATGGATCAAGAACGAGAGGGATTCTTGCACCGCTACCGAAACGATAGAAGTTTACAGACATACCGGGGCTATACAAAGGAGCAGTACTCTGTGGAGTAGTGATACCTGCGTATGCTTGGTTGAATACAGAAATACCTGTTGGTACTGCTGAAGCAGTTGCCAAAAGGATTGTTGAACCTAGTGTATTAGTACCGGGTTGAACATTTCCAGAAAATACACCTGATTGACCAGTTGTTGAAAATTCTTGGATTGGCAAACCACCCCAGATTGGGGTAGAAGCAGCGGTTGATAATACACCACCTGCCAAGTAGAACTTAACTGCTGGATCATCTAATGCATCGCCTTGGGTAAAACCAGCGGAGTTTGTGTTAAACAAACCACTCGCATTGGTTGTTACCATTGGTTGAATAGAAATTTGTGCTGACATAATTTATTCCTTATCTTTGATTGTTGTTAAGGTTAAAAGACTTGGCACGAAGGGAAGGAACTTTAAAGTCACCTAACCATGCTTCCATAGAGCCTTTGAACTTAGTGATAGTACGACCAGCACGATCTTTCTCATGAATCTCAATCAATTGGTCAGCAGCGTACATTGTTGGTGACTTAGCAGCCATCAAAGCATCAGCATAAATTTGTTTTTCAGCAATAGCCAACAATTTAGCATCTTTGATAGAAGCCAAACTAACATCTTTATAAGCATCGCTATATGCTTGTAAACCACGAGCCATACGCTTGCGGTATGACAAGAGGCTTTCACCAGCTAATGGGCGAGAAGCAGATTTACCGAAAGCAGCATAGACAGAATCAGCTTTAGCTTGTGCATCAGCATATTTAGCTTCTTCTTCATCTTTTTTAGCAGCTTCTTCTTCATCGTCACACATGGCTTCTTCGTCATCATCTTTCTTGAAGTTCATTTCGCCAGCAGGCATTTCAACTTCGCCTTCGTCATCTGGCTTAATTTCGCCAGCTTTACCATGCTCAACAGGATCAGATCCTTCAGCATCTTTTTTAGCTTTACGCATCATGAATTTTTTAGCTTTAGCGTCAGACTCATCATCCATCTTAGCTTCTTCTTCTTCTTCATCATCGCACATAGCTTCTTCATCATCATCTTTACGAGCTTTTTTCTTGTCAGCAGCGGTTACTAGTGGAGCAGCAGGTAAATCTTTTTCCATGCTATCAACACGAGCAGCCAAGTTGCCAAGAGCAGCCAGAATTGCATCAAGTTTTTCGCCTTGGGCATCTGCCTTTGGCTCAATCATTTTCTCAGTCATATCAGACACCTCAGGGTTAGTTAGTAATACTCCAGCGGGATCTCCGCCCTTGTCCCATACCCCTTTAGAACCTCTAGCTTTTGTTACGATAGCTATATGATCTAAAAGGAATGGCACACCTTCAATCAAGAGTGGATCTCCATTCTCAGTTGTAAGTGTAGTGTTTCCCGCAGTATTGTCAAATACTACGGAAGGTGAGGTGCTAATTTCGCCCTCACAAATCTCGTTTACTGCATCTTGATCGTATATTTTTGCAATGCCCCAGACCTCATCGCCCTTAATATATGGCAGCATAATACTTCCTACTGCACGATCTTTAAATTCTTTTGATGTCAATACTTGCGTATCTGGGTGATCCATAATGACCATCAAGCCATTGCATCTTTCCAAAAATTGTTGATTTAAATAAAGTGATGGATCTCTCCAAACATTTTCACCAATCGAACCTCGGTAAGCCAGACCTGTACCAGTAATACGGATTGCCAATAACATAATGTTGGCATACATCTGCGGACTTGGAATCAATCCTTCCATCATCAATTTTGCTACATCGGTTTCTGTTTTTGCACTTGCAATTCTGCAAGCAATGTCCAGACCGGGGTGAAGTGGTAGTGGTGGGCATTCTAAATTACACCAATCATAGCCAGTAGACTCGTAATTCAGAGTAACAGCTTCTTTTTTGACATTTCTAGCGGTGTAAGTGCAAAACTGACCATCGTCATATAATACTTCTAGCTTGCCATCGTATTTAAGACCTGTTTCTTCAAAACATTCTCTACGAGCTGCTTCTTCTAAACTGCTGTCTTTTTCATTTTGATGACCACCGGGTACACACCAAGTACCGGGAAAGTCACCGCCATTACCTCTGCGAATTAATAGGGTTTCGCCTTCAGCAGTAACAAACATAATTCCTGCTGCACGACCTTTTGCGCCACCATTATTTGATACTGGCATTTTGACTAAAGGCTCACTAGCCACTAAATCCGCTGCATCATCTTTAGCATCTGGTACGCAATTTGGCACTTGTTTGCCATTTTTTTCTTTCATACCATATTGGGTATAGCCTTCCCAACAAGGATCGGCATCTTCACCAAATCTTGGAACTGCTACATTTTGGTCTTTTTTATATTCGGTAATAAGTTGAGCAATTTGCGCTATTTCATTTTGAATAGGTTTGAGTTGCTCTCTACCATTGCGAACTATTACTTCGCTATCTTTTTTGAATTCTGGGGTTGACAGTAAAGTTGGTTCTTCTGGGAAATCGCCAGAGTTGTCTTGCTTTAGCATTTCAGCGAGTAATACTCTTTCAAGCCATTGTTCGGCTGATTCTTCTTCGCTATCTTCTGAATGCTTAATGAATTTTTTAGCCACTTCCTGAGGTATTCCAATGTTGCTCTTGCCTGAAGCAGCAGCATACATCGCTTTTCTTTGTTGCTCAGATTGAAATGGCATAGACTAACCTACTGTTGTTTTTCGGATTGTAACGCTTCCTCACCCTTTTTTGTCAGCATTTCTACTGGCAATTTTTTTAGATTATATATGTATTTGTAAGAACAACGACAATAAACTTCTTCACCGGGGGTTGTAATGTCATCGGTATAACCATTAATTGGTTTTATGTAACCTTTTTCTGATGCCCAATTACCTCGGATCACATAAATTTTATTATCTCTTTCTTTGTGATCTTTGCGATAGTTATAGTTTGGTTGCTTCCAATGCGAATGCCATTGACCAGCAATTGCGCCACCATCAACTGCTACGATGTCATTAATGTTTGCAATTAATTTGTGAGTTTGATCTATTACCACTCTGCGTTGCTCAAAAGGCATTTTGCCTAATGATTTTTTAATAGCTTGTTTTTCTTTTACTTTATCGACTGCCTTTGAGCCACCAGAAGGAATAGATGTAGCCCATCCTTGAAAACGCTGTAATACATCAGCGATATTCTTTTCTCTATTTAATTTAATCAAATTAGCAGAAGCCATAATCCTACGATCCAGTTCAGATCGTAGGGTAGGCTTTAATCTATCTACAGTAAATCTTGTAACATTTTTGTTAATAAGACCGCCCTTAACCACCAGACGATTAAATGCTGTTGTCAAAGCCTTTTCCATTTCCTGATTCATCTTCCAATCAGGAATTAGCTCTTTATCAGCAGCCTCTTTGATTTTTTTGAGCCATTCATCAATTCGATTTTGTGAATCGAACCCATGCTCAATAATGTCATTGACGGCAGCGGTCAATACTTCAAAAAATGTCATTCATCGCCTTCAGGCAATTTGCCCCAATTGTCAATGTATTCAGGTGTCATAAGCTCTCTCACCTTCGCATCTTTTCGGGCTTCTTCTTCGTTGTAAAGCTCATCCCATGACTTGTCACCAACTTTCTCAAGCCATTTCTTTTTTGCTTCTTCAAATGATGTTGCCATAATTACTCCTTTTAATTAAGAATAATTCCCATGCACAAGGATGCATTCTGCTCTTGCCAGTTTCGTAATTACTCCATCTTGCTTGAGTAGTATAAATCAAACTAGCAGCTTTAGATTGTGATAATTCACCCCTTGCGCCAATAATTTCGGTAGGTAAAGGGACAACCCCAAGGCTGCCCCTATTGCGTTTCTTAGTAATACTCATATTAATATTTCATTTTCTGTCCTTGTTAGAGGGATCACCGCCAGAACTATTCTCTAGTTCCTTTTAGTAAATATCAGAAGATTTAATTCCTTTCGTATGTTAATTAATATCCGTTAGCTAAAGCCCAACTTTCAATTTTATTAATGACTTTTTCTGGTACTTTAATTTGCATTTCATTTTTGTAATTCTCTAAATATCCATTAGATTCCAAAAATTGCAAACTACCGCTATAGTCACCTTTTACAACAATGCAATCAGACCATTCTTCAGAAAAATCCAATTCACATTCGTAACCTTCTATTACACATTTTAAGTTTTCGATCTGCATTTTCTTTCCTTTCGTGGATTAAGCTGCTTTTTGTTCTGCTACAAAATCATAGTACTGGTTTCTCATATAACCACCAGCAAACAACTGGTAAACCAGATGACTAGCATAACCATTAAAATTCTGGTTATAAAAGCTGTGCGCTTCTTTAAAGCTATCTGGCGAACCTTCCATACCAGCGTAATAACCTTTGATGAACTGGTAAATTTTTTCGCCCAACTCATCACTCATTTTGTTATTAACAAAGGCATACTTGACTTGTGGAATGTCATCCCGAACATTGTCCATTTCGTAATAGTCAATCATTCCATCAAAATGACCATACTCAAACTGAGCAACATACGCAACCAACTCAGCATACTGCGCTGGTGGCAGATCCATGACATCAACATTAATGCTACTGCCCATACTGTAGCTTTTGCTACGAACACTACCAACGATGCCTTTTGACTTCATAAACTGACGAATCATTTTGGCAGCTCCAGCATGACGACTAATTTGCTTTTCCATCTTTAATCCTTTCGTGATTGATTAAGACTACAATTTAATAATATACCTATTTAGAATAATGTCAACTATTTATTTCTATTCCCATTGCTATTGTTGTTTTTACAACATCGTAATCCGTAACTGTTTGACCCATAAAACTGTGAGTTGCAACATATCGAGTTTTAACCAGTTCGCCCTTAGAGTTGTAGGTTTTTAAAATATCCACAACTTCACAAAGCCTAGGGGCTTTGCCCCTAGTTTTGTATTTCGTACCAATTGGATATTCCATAATCAATCCAACCAACCATCGTAATACTCACCGACAATCCCATTAGCAGCTAAGTAATCCAAGACAGGCTGAACTGATTTGTAGGCTGCGACATTACCCTGAACAAAACCGCAACGCACAATACTTTTCTCTGCAACTTTTCTTTTGCCTTTGCCCAAATACCAAACTCGTATTGCTTTACCACCACAGCAACTTCCTACATCACCGATACCAGATTTAATCCATTCTTGATACCAGAGATTTTCAGCAGCAGCAATGACATTCATTTTTTCAACCAAATCAGCATCCTGATATGCCATTACTTTTTTACCTGCCCAGAGTTCAACTTCTTTCATGATTTTTCCTTTCGTGGATTAGAGTACCAAACCTTCGATTGATTCCATATACATCGGATAAACAACCAAGACCAAGACAGCGAGGGCGATTAGTGCGAAGATCATTTTGTTTCCTTTCGAGAGTTATTTACTACACTTTCAGTATATACCTATTAGGCATGAATGCAACAACTATTTTACTAATTGTTGCATTTTTGCTACTTCAGCATTTCCTTCATAAAAGATGCTTTCTTGGCAACCAATTCTTTGATATTCAATTTGCAATCTTCACAATCGCAGGGAATAACATCATTTTTGGCAGCTTGTCGAATTTCAGCCATAGTGTCAAAACCTCGGACATGGACTAAGTCATCTGAAAATCTAAAGCCGAATGGCAACCAGAGCATATAAGCATCGCCATCCGCATCTACATCACGACTTACATCTAATTGGTATTTCATAACAACTCCTTTCGTGGTTGAACTACTTAATAAAACTTTGAAACCCGATACTCGATACCATCGAGCATATATTCAATATCAAGAGCTGCTGGCTCTGCTTCAAAGAACTTCAAAGCACTAGAAGCAACATAGCCTTGCCGACCCTCAAGAATTGGCAGACCATTGCGAACTACAGCAACTTTTTGATAAGAACCAAAGCATTTTTTGGCAATCAAGAGGTTCATTTTTTATCCTTTCGTGAGAGTTAATGAACAATTTAATATTATGCCTATTTAGCATCAATGTCAAATCTATTTACATAAAGTGTTGTTTTTGCACACAAACAACAAACCCATCAAACATATTTGCATCTATACCAAATAAGCATTAACATATAAATGTAGTGTTAATCATCAATAAAGGAGTTAATCATGGAAGCAGTTTTGGTAGTTCGTGGGTTCGGAAACAGAGTGCAGATCCCATGCGAACCACTCCCATTTTTGCAGCGTGTGTTCGGGGCGGTTCGTGCAGAAAGAATCATGGCAGGTCTTGATCGTAACTATGGTGTCTTGATTGGGGGTGCAGCATGATTTCAGAATTCGATCAGCAATGTTATGGCTGTGACATTCAAGAGTTCATTGCCCAGATCCAACAAAATATTAGCTATCAGCTTTCTGGTGCAAATATGGTTGTTGCTGGTTTGATGAGTGATGCTCAAGAAGAACTGGCTGTGGGTGCGAATGAAAGAGCTAGACAAACGCTAAACCGAGCCAAAGCAGTTTTGTTTGAAATTATGGATGGTAATTTAGTTGGTGATGTACCAAGATAACGAAAGGAACTATGATGTCAGTCAAATATTTTATTGAAGGATCAGAAGTAGATTATTCGGATTGTCTTGAATACTTTATTTTGTATAGTGGGTTTTCAAAAGAAGATGCAAAAAATGTATTTGATGAAAACAACAATCCTGATAGTTGCGAATACCTCAGTCAAGAATGTCCAGAAGTAGAAGTAATTTACTAATAATCACGAAAGGAAATTTGATGGATACTTTATTGGCACTTCAAAATTCTGACATCAAAGTAAATGTTTTTATTAGCGATGAAAATGGTGGGAAAGCAAAATTAAATCGCAAACCTTTATCTGTGGAAGATGGCATTAGTAGATTGAGAAAACAAATTTATATCTCTAAAGATGAAATGAATAAAGCACAGAAATTTTTATACTCTGGCATTTCTCAATATACTTTTGTTGGTCAAAATATGATGGTTGGAGATATATTTTTAATTTCCAAGTAATAGTTTCAGTCGCTTCTCTGGGTCTGGAATGAGGTTGCCCTCTTTGTCTTTGATTAAGTTATTCTTAACCAAATGTTCAGCATGGGCAACTAATTTTTTACGAATGCCTTCTCTGTCGCTGTAGGTTGGAACATCAGCTAGAGATCCTTCTGCTAAATCGGGTGGATCTCCTGTGTTGTTGACAACAGTAATTTTGACACGATCATTATTCTTATAATGCTCTGCCAACTTGCGAATATTTTCGGATGCAGCGAAGTGCGCCTCAATCTGGGTATCGAGCTTAACAGTTCGACTGCGCTTCATATTGAGTAATACTGCTAACTCTAATGGGGCATTGGTATAAACAATATCAATCTTTCCGTCTTGAGCTTGTAGAGCTTCGTCAATCTTTTTGGTTGATTTGTCGAAGTTGCCCAAAACAGAATCGAAAGTCAAAGGATCTTCTTCAGCACCAATGATTGCTTTAGCCAACTCACCCGCTTCAGATTTACCAGAGCCAGAGCCACCAGCGGTAAACAGAACTGGAGAAGTATCACCTTTTTCTTTTTTCTCTTTGAGTGCTTGATTCCAAATTACTTTGGATAAGTAAGAGCTAGGCTCATGAACCGCAGCAGCCAAAGAAGAATCTTTGTCGAAGTTTGGATCTAATCGCTTGACATCATCTGGATCAATTTTGTTTTTAAATTTAGCTTTGTAGTCAGCGATCAGCTTTGGAGTATTTTTTAGGATCTCTGTATAAAAGCCATTCTCTACGGCTCTTTGTGCCTCAGTCAAATTAGGAGAATGCTCAAATCCGTTATGGTCAATATATCCACCATTTTTTAATTCTTTAACTGACTGCAAAGAGTTTTTGATTTGATTGGCTGATTTCGATACAGTTGTTGAATTGGGTTCATATCTGTAAATATCAGGTTGATGTTTAGTAAAGCCACCAATTTTTTCAGGTTTTCCTTTTTCTTGTAGCTTAAATCCTAAATCTTCATAAAATTTAACCAATCTGTCGTAATCTACATTTTTTCCTTGTTTATCATCAGGAACTAAATCAATTGGCTTATTTACTTGATTGGCATATTCTTTAAGTTCATTGATATATTCTTTACCAAGACCTTTATTTCTTTGTTTTTCTGGAATTTTAATTAAAGCCAAAGTAATTTTTTCTTTGCCTTCGTGAACTTGCAAGTCAATTTTTTGTGATTTAGCTTTTGATTCAATTGAACTTAAACTTAATTTACCAGAAGATTTTGATGATCCACCACCAGATCCCTTAGTAAATTTGCCATCCTCATCCCTTGGATGCTCTGACTCTTTGAAATCATCATTAACGAACATATATTCGTCAGAACGAATCAAAGCTACCGCTAATCTAGAAGTTGGGACATTAATAAACTGACCAGTAGCTTTATTTAGTAATCGCATGATTAAGCAAGTTTAGGCAGATTGGTTTCTTCGGCTTCTGGGATCTCGTATTCGCCTACAGCTTCGGTATCTAATTGCAACGAGCTTTGGAACATATCTGGCATTTCATTGACATTATCTTGCGCCCATTGAACTAAACGACCTCTGTTTTCTGGATCAATAACAGGCAACATAGTGCGTAGCAATTCGGTAATACCTTTAAGTTTGATGTCCTCAACTTTCACCTTTTCGCTAGGTGGTTCTTCCATGAGAGATTCCCATGTAGGTTTAAATGAGTTTTTCCAACTATAGAACGCTTGCTCATAGCTCATTGAACCATAAATATCAGGGTATTTATTTTGAATGCCAGCATACAACTCTTTATTCCATGCCCGATGCATTACGATTCTGTCGAAATAGTCAAACAGGGTACGCATATCTTCACGAATGCCATCCACATATTGCACAATTGCTTTGGCATCTTCTGAACCCTCGCCAAATCCTTGTGTAAAGGCTTCATCTTTCAAAAGTAATGCAGGGACATCAGATGCAGCAGCGATATTAGCAATGATGTTATCTCTTGCGGTTGTCATCGCTGTATGTGTATTGGTTAGATTCAAGGCTTCGATGGATTCGTCAATATCAATGGATAGGACATTTCCTGTCGTGCCTTCTTGCAAATAGGTGCGCTTAATTCCCGCAGCTTGTTGCATCAGACGATTAACAATAGATCCTGATGGTTTCTGTTTGCTGATTAATAGACCAGCTTTAAAAGTAACCAAGTCATCCGTCACCATAGATTGAATGAAAGATTTCAGAGGATAGACAGCCCTCTGGAAAACAGACCGCCCGGTATAACCGAATGCCGAGGACTGAAAAGATAGGTAAATAGGTGTGCCATTAAATACCACGACAGACCGACTAGGATGATAAGGCTGACCAGCAGCAGTAGTATAAGCAAGAGGTTTCTGGAAGTCAGGCGCATTGGGGTTCTGGTTCGTAACAATTGAGCCAGCCATGTTAAGCGGATCTAACTGATTAAAATATAAATGAAGATCAGGCAGAGTCCAAGGGTCAATAGGTTCAGTCGTTGGTATTTCGTCAGCACCAACGACAATTCCACCAGCACCATAAGTGCGATTAATAAACATAACATCACGAATATGGTTAGTAGCACCGAGTCTGTCCCATTCTTTTTGAAATGCTTCGATTAAAATTTCTTTTGGTTGTGCATCAATAGTCAAAATTCTTGGCTTCGACAGCGCAAGTCTTACTGGCTTTTCGACCAACTTACCACCTAATGGATGGTATTCCCAGAGTGCTTTGCATAGGTCATAGCCTGCTTGATCCCCCGGTTGGATTTCTCCAGCGGTCAACAGATTCATCAAGCTATTGTTTAAATAAGTACTATTAATTGATATATCAGACATTAGTTTCCCTTAATAGCCATATTTGTCACCGACACCAATGGCTAAACTATACACAAAAGCATCAAGCAAGTCATCTGGTCTTTTGTACGCATCTTTATCGCCCATTCTAAAGTTTGCAATCTGTGTAAGCAAATGATTTCGATTAGATCCTTTGAATGTTACAGTCTTGTCATAGGCATATTCGGTGATTTTAATCTTCTCTTGATGGTAATAGCCTGATACATCCAAGGCTCTGACATCTTTACCTTGCGAGGTCAAAGTCGAATCAATCGCATGGGTATTCCATCCTCTGATCCTACCTTGTTGTAATAGTATTGCACCCGCAGCAGCATCTTCGATATGTACACCAATTTGAGTGCCAGTACGAGATTTAGTCATGGCAGCGAGTTCTTCTAATCGAGCAAATACGCTTGGCATCCAGTTTTCCAACATTGCGCCATCAATTTGAATGATGTCGTAATCCAGAATAATGAGTGGCTGCCCATAGAATTTATTCACACCGCAATATATGATCGCTGTTCCATCGTGTTCTAATCCACCCTTAACCGCAGTATCTATGACAGCAAACACACCATCCACAACATCTGGCATGGGCATCGGTCTACCATCTATGAGCAACTTATCAATTGGGAAGAATGCCTCACCAGACCAATCCACGAACTCAGCCAAATATTCTTGACGAAATACCATTGGATGGTTGCGCTGTCTTTCTTTCTCTAGCTCATCCGCAGGGACATAAGGATTATTGATCGTGGGCGCATGGAAAGTGCTGAAGCCCATTTCTGGATCATTACAAATCTTATAAAAGAAGTTATCAGGATCAGCCCCATTCGGAGTTGAGAAGATCCATGCCTTACCTCTGGTTGTCAGCATGGTTGGCTTTATGCCCATGTGCCAGATGTCAATCATCTGTGGAGTCTTAGTAAACGCTGCCTCGTCAATCAGCACGAGATCATACTCTCGACCACGACCAGCGAGTTCATTGTCATTGAGAATCCAGAAGTCGCAAATTCCACCATTCTTGGCAGTCATGCGCCCTTCATTACGATTAAATGACTTGAGCATGGGATTTAAGGCATCCCTGATATGTTCCCAAGGTTCTTGTAACTGTTTGTTTTCAGGGGCAAATACTCCAACTTTCTTACCTTTCATGACTCCATCGCCAGCGAGTCTTTCAAGGAACTTAGTCTTGCCCCATCGCCTTCCACAGCGAACCGCATTCAATTGCTTGCGTTGAGCATACAGTTCTTCTTGCCCTTTATGTAGGATGGGCAAATCTAACTCAACGATTTCAATCATTATTCGGGCAGAGTGCCTTTTGTAATATATTGCACAATTTGTTCAGGATCTAAAGCAACCTTGTCACCATACTTCTTCGGTGCAAGTTTAGCAATAACCCATTTCCTTGTGTCAACTCTAAGGCGAGAACGATTAATGTTCTCATGGTCTACCTTAATATTACCTTTGGCATCTTCGTAGGTATCGCCAGACTTATCATCCGCAATGTCTAATAGTTCTTCCAGAAGATAATCAGCTTGAGCTTCTCGTGCCTGTGCGTATTTGTCTTGAAATTCTTTATTGTTGAGCAACCATCGCATTACTGTACTTCTAGATGGAATATGCTCATCCTTACAAATCTTGACGAGTCCTTCTCCAAAAGATATGCGTAAACAGATTTCCTCGACCAATTCTTCTGAATAGTCTGAAGGTCTGCCTACTGAATTCTTTTGAGTTTTCTCCATAATGAACCTACATCTTTTGTGGGCATCTTAACATATATTACGATTTTTCATCAATAAGACATTGAATTTAAATATAAATACATTAAGATGTGCTTACTTCTAATAGGAGCTATATGTCTAATTACCTTGCTACAGATGAGCAGTTCATTAGTTGTTGGAAAGAATTAGGTAGTCCTGACAGAGTATCGAGAGCATTAAAGATGGGCATTCGATCAGTTCATGCTAGAAGAAGGGCATTAGAACTTAAATATCAAATAGAACTTCCTACATTCAATCCACAGTCAAGTGGGAGAGTCAATATTAAAAAAATTGACCAAACCTCAGGTCATGTTCGTAGAGGTATTGAGATTCCTGATAAGGGTCGAGTCATAGTATTTTCTGATGCTCATTTTCAGCCCGGTGAAGTCACTACCGCTTATAAAGCACTTCTCGTCATGATTAAAGCATTCAAAGGTGAACTCAAGGCGATTGTAGCGAATGGCGATATGTTCGATGGATCTCAAAATAGCGCACATAAGCGAATCAATTGGTCGCAAACTCCTACAGTCAAAGAAGAACTTGAGGCTTGTCAGGAATTTATGACAGGAATTGAAAAAGCTGCTCGTAAAGATACTTCCCTAATATGGTGTCTTGGCAATCATGATGCTCGTTTTGAAACTTTTCTATCAAACTCTGGTGCTGCTACCTATGAAGGCATTCTCGGTTTTTCCCTCAAAGACCATTTTCCGATGTGGAAATCATGTTGGTCATTCTGGGTCAACGAAGATACCTGTATCAAACATCGTTGGAAGGGCGGTTTTGGCGCAACTCGATCAAATAGCTTAAATTCGGGTATCAACTATATTACTGGGCATACGCATAATTTATCCGCATTTCCGATTACCGATCTGTCCCCTGCTTTTAACATGGGTACACGATGGGGTGTTCAAACTGGAACTCTCGCAGATATTCATTCTGATGCCTTTGTACATTATACAGAAGATGCGCCAGTTGATTGGCGATCTGGATTCGTTTTACTATCATGGGAAAATGGCAGAATGTTAATGCCAGAGCTAATCATGGTATCTGGTGAGGATGAGTTTGAATTCAGAGGATGTATTAACAAAGTATGAAACTGACTCCACAATCAATTCGTCATGCATATAGTAGCTTATGCTGCTTATACCCATTTACTAAGTGGGATATGCCATTGCCTGAAGCTGTGGATTTTCAGATCATCCCAGATCCTGATGCCCTTGGCACTTATATGCATGATACAGGTGAAGAATATGAGCATACGATTACTATCTCATCGGCTCGTTGCGGACACTATTACACGATGCTCACAACGCTTTCCCATGAAATGGTACACATGAGCTTCTACCGCTTAAAAGGCGATAAATGGGCGCAACATGGTAAGCCGTTTCGTACCCGGTGCAAGATGGTCGCACACGAGCTTGGGTTCGATGGCTTAGAGCTTTAGCAAATCTTTGTAACTTGAAACGATAGCGTTGTACCAAAATTCATTAACTTGTTGAACGCTTTTGCAAAAATAGCTAATGTTTTCAAACAGTTCGGTGTAATCGTACATGGTTATCTCCTTGTTGCATTGCACCATTTTACACAAAATCTAGGGTTTTTACTACTGTATAAGACTGCCCATCATCACACCATCGTCTACTACTTCCCAATGGTAATCTAGTGATTCTGTGAGGATCTCAAGTAAATCTTCTTCCGTAATATCGTATTCAGCCTCGAATCGCTTTCTTCCAAGTCCATGAATGCCGGTATCGCCTCGATGATGCTCTCGACAGAGAGGGATGGCAGGGCTGTCTTTTCTAGGTCTGGTTCTTCTAATATGGTGGATTTCTGCTGGTGTTCCGCTGCCATCAATACCGCCCCCAAATCCGAGAAAGAAGCATAAGACACAGCCAAATCTCGCCATGCGATCATACTGTTCCTTCTGCTTTTTTGTTGTCATTTTTATGTAATTCTATCCATTCTTTTACGATAGATAGAAATCCTTCGCCAATAAGTAGAATTTTTGCTTCTTCATCTAATTCTAATTCTACATCAGCAGATCCATCTTCATTCTCTACAAGGGTATTTACTAAGATATTCATTTCTCTTGTGCCTTTCTTATTCCACAAAAACACCCAACAAAATAAATACATGCAAGCCCTATTGAATGTTGTACCCAAACTAAAAATACTCCATTGGATGAAGGGGCATCCATTAAATAAACCCCTAACAACATAAATAAAATTGAAGATATAAATTCAATCATTTCTCTTGTGCCTTTTTTAGTATTGCTCTAGCAAAATCAATGTTTTGTTCGCCTGTGTCAGTTTCCATGCCACTCCAAATTTCAATTATTTCCTCATCTGTTAAGTCTAACTTTTTTGTACAATTACACACTTTTTCGTACAAATCGGTGTTTTTTTCAACTTTTTTATTTGCTGGATGGGTGTAGAGTGGAATAGTTTTATAA